CCGAAGTTGGCTGCGGAGAACTTGGCCCGGTTCACGAGCTTGCACGAGAAATCGCCGTCCCAGTAGACCAGCCCCTCGTGAGAGGTGTCGACTTCTGTCCCGTCTTCCTTCATGAAAGTGGTCTTCTCGTACCACGACTGCTCCGCCTCTAGGACCTGGCGGAGGAGCATGTTCTTCATCGATGAGACCCTTGAGTACGCTATCGAGACCTCGTCGTCGGCCGGGAAGGGGGTGCCCCTGCGGACGCACCCGTTCATGCTCTTCGTCGTGTGGGCTGTCTCGTACGAGGAAGGCGGCCGAATGCGGGTCATCATCGGCGACGCCGCCGGCAGCGGCCTCACGAGCTCGTTGCGCATCACGAAGACGTCGTGCGGCCAGTGGACCGAGAACTTGTCGCACCGCTTCAAGTCCAGAAACTCGTCGACCGCGTAGTAGCTGTGCGGGACTATCCCGACTCGACACCTTGAGACTTCTCTCGCGGCGTCACTCGATCCCCGGTAGTGGTACCGGATGACGTTCGGGTGGAACGTGTAGTAGGACCTCGTCCGGCCTTTCTGGTGAGACCCGTCGTACAGAGTCGTCCACGTCACCTCTTCCTGCGAGCTGAACAGTAGCTCGCACTGGACCGCAGTGCCGGTGCGAAGTCTGACGCCGACTGCCAGGACGGCCTTCATCTTCACGCGCAGGTCTTCGCGCGGGCACCGCAGGTCGATGTCCTCCTCGCACCGGTAGACGATCGGCTTCTTGTTGAAGATTCCCTTGCTCGCGACGAACCGGTGCCCGTCCACGTCTGTGCCGAAGAAGACTGCCGGCGCGCCGTCGTACTTCATCGAGAAGCGAGGGGCGCAGTCGACTCCCGAGGTGAGGTCTCGGAGGACCTGCTCGGCCTTCAAGAAACCTACCTCCCCCTCTAGGAGGATCAGGTCTTCTAGGTGAGGTAGGTGGTCAGGCACCGGCGGACTCCCTCGCTACCTCGTCGAACTTCGGACCGCCGACCAGGTAGCCCGGCGTCGCGGACATTAGGTTCGGATGAGTAATGTCGATGCAGACGTGAGGGAAGACGAGCGAGCCGTCTTCAACCGGTATCTCCATCATGTCAGTCTCTTGAGTGAGTCCTAACACAATCGCCAGTTCCCAGCACCTCGATGCCGAGACAGACGTTATGTCGTCCTCGTAGAGGCCGCAGAACAGGAAGCGGTTTCCGTCCTCGTCGACGAACACTGGGTATCTGATCTTAGACATGTTTCTTCCTGTGTATGTTGGCCGCGTCAGCCTTAGCCCTGTGCAGCACGTCCTTGCGGCGGTTTATCGGCATGGCCTCTATCTCGGCCGGGTCTTCGACCACGTCGGACAGCTTCACCTTCGAGACGGCGCGTATGACTGTCTTGGCAGTCTCGGCGTTCGGGTAGTCCCTGTCGGAGTAGAAGCTGGATCGACCGCGAGAGTCACACATGGACACGGTCGGCAGTATTTCCGCCAGACCCGGGCACTTTGGCAGCTGCAGGTCGTCGACCATGTCAGCTATCGTCGTGCCCTTCAGCAGGTGGAAGTTGTGCACGTGGGTGTGGTACTTCGCCACCACCGCGCTGGCGTGACGCCACTCCGACGGCATCTTCAACCGGTCGGCCATGTCTCGAGCTATGAAGTAGCCGCGCGCCTCGTGGCCGTAGTGGTGCGGCAGCACGTCGGCCGGAGTGGTGCCCTTGCCCAGGTCGTGGACCAGCGCGCAGTACCTCGTCAGCGGGTGATGTGAGGCCTTCGTGGCCTCGTCCAGAACCATCATGGTGTGAGTGAACGAGTCGCCCTCGGGGTGGTGCTCGTAGGAGCCCGCAGGGACTCCGACCAGTCGGTGCACCTCGGGGAAGACGACTTCCAGGGCGCCGACCATCTGCAGGAACACGAAGAACCGTGAGGGCCTCTTCTCGCCCAGCGCCTTGACCATCTCGGCCGAGACTCGCTCGGGAGTCAAGTGTGCCAGCTCGCCGGCCGCGACCATCTCACGGCACAGCTTCACGGTTGTCTTGTGGACAACGAAGTCAGTCCACCTCGACAGGAAGCGTGCCAGCCGCAGCACGCGCACCGGGTCTTCCTTGAAGCCCTCGTCGTCGACGTGGCGCAGGACGCCGTCGCGCAGGTCTCGCTCGCCGTTGAACGGGTCGTACAGGACGCCGTCGGCCATCGCCATGGCGTTCACGGTCAGGTCTCGTCGGCGCAGGTCGTCCTCCAGAGACACACCCTCGGTCTCGACCGTGAAGCCGTGGTAGCCGTTCCCGCTCTTCTTCTCGGTTCGGGCCAGCGCGTGCTCCTCGCCGGTCACGGGGTGCAAGAAGACCGGGAAGTCAGCCCCGACTTTCTTGTAGCCCATGTCCAGCATCTCCTGCTCGGACGAGCCGACGACGACCCAGTCGACGTCTTTGGCGTAAGCGTTCATGAAGGTGTCCCGCACGCAGCCGCCGACTTTATAGAACTTCATGATACTACTCCTGCGAGGAATGCTGTTCCGGCCGCCATACAGAGGCAGACCATGAATAAGACGACTGCGACGAAGGCGCCCTGCGGCGTGATCTCCTTGTTGAAGAGTGCTGAGCCGAAGAGGACGGCGAGGGCTATCGAACCGAGGGATATGCCGTAGAGTATGATGAGTGAGAGCATGACGAATTCCTTTCCATTTCTCAACACTATATTCTATCGAGAATGCGTTGTAAACGAAAAAGAGGCCCGGAGGCCTCTTTCTTTTAAAGTTTTTGTCGGATCAGTCAGAACGAGCTACCAGCTTCTTAGCGTAATCCGAAGTAGGGACTACGTACTCCTTGGCCTTTGAGGGCTCGTGGAGGAACCCACATGGAGAAGCCTTAGTAACGCTCCAGAGCCAGTTAGCGAGGTCGAGGGCCTCGTATGCGCACTGGAAGCACTTCAGCTTGCGGACTGCTTCGTTGACTCGTTCGAGGTAGCGGTTAGCATCGATGATGTTCTCGAACTGGGCCGCTGAAGTGATCGTCTCGAACATGTCTTCCATTGGAGGGCGGAACATCACCTTCACGTAGAACTTACCGGTAGAGCGGTTCTTCATTACTTCGTTGAACTTGTTCATTGTGCGTTCCTTTCCGATTTGATAATTTAAAGATATACCACTTCGGAGAGGATGTAAACGAAAAAGAGGCCCGGAGGCCTCTTTCTTTTAAAATTTTTGTAGGGTCACTGCCAGACCTTCACCCACTCGATCGGCATCTGGGCCGAGTAAGAAGTTGGGACGGCCGGCTTGGTCACCAGGCCACCCACCGCGATGTTGATCTGCAGGTAGCAGTCCTTGTCGGGGAACACGTTCGGGACAGCGAAGTACGGCACGTCGTCGCAGTAGAAGACCACCTCGTCGTCTCCCCAGTAGACTCCCCAGACGTGGGCGACGGCGACGTCGATGCCCAGCTGCTTGAGTCGTGACGAGAACAGCGTGTGGTTCCCCGTGGCGGCGTCCTTCCAGTGCACGGTCGTTCCGACCTGGTCGAGCGTGCCTGCCGTAGAGAAGAACCCCTCGAACATGTCGAGCTCGATGGACGGCCAGGACTGGTCGGTCGCGACCATCCAGAAAGCCGGCCAGGAACCCTGTGCCAGGGGCATGGTCATCTTCGCCTCGACGTAGGAGCCGCGACGGATCGTGCCGAAGTTCTTCTCGGTCGTGACGATGCTGGCCGAGTACTTGAACGGCTGGATGACGTTGTTGACCACGTCCCAAGGGCACGGTATCTGCGCGCCGTTGACGTCGAGCACGCCCTCGGGGTGGTACGCCGAGTTGAGCACCAGCTTGCCCGAGACTATCGAGTAGGGAGTCGTGTTCGGGTTCACCGTCGAGTCAGCGTAGTAGCCCACTTCACGGTTGCCGGCCTGGGTGCGTCCCTGGTTCAGTCGCGTCCTCCAGCAGGGGGTGCCGTCGGCCTTGAAGCCGCTGTCGCTCGCAGCGAACGACGTGAACTTCTCGACGAACGCGAGTGAGAGGTTGGCCGGCCGCGGAGAGAGCGCTGACACCTTCGGGAGGGCTGCGCCGGGGTAGGTGACGGTGAGGTTTGAGCGGTCACCCGAGATCGTCGCCGTGCTGCGAGACAGGGTGAGGGGAGGGCTGTTCTGCGCCCACCCGAGGATGAGGGTGAACTTCTTAGTGCCGAGGTCCTGGAGCAGCTTGACCGGGACTGACTTGACCTGCTCTCCGGGCTGGAAGGAGAGGTACCCGTCGGCTCGGCTGTACTGAAAGTTCTCGACCGCGGTGCCGTTCTGGCTCAGGTACCGGATCACCATGGTCTGTTCGGCCGGAGCGCTGAGCGCGACCGGCACGAGCACGGTCCGCTCGCCGGCTTCGACGAACGCGTCGTACACGGTCACCGTGAGTCCCACGTAGTTGAAGGCCGGGGCGGGGACTACCGTCACCTCCAGGGCCTTCGTCAAGACCGCGATCATGTCGCCCGCGGCAGTCTTCTGTTCGTCTGTGAGTTCCATCTGTTCCTCGTTAGAGATAGTGATACTTCGAGAGCGTCTGCTGCTCGTTCTCACGGCAGTCGCCCGTGATGTCTATGTCTATGTAGGAGTCGCAGTCAAGGACGACGAAGCGGCAGTCGTTGATCACTCGGTCGAACTTCAGGTGCCAGTGTCCCGCGAGCCACACCTTGGGCTGGTGGACCGCGAACATCTTGCCGAACGCCTCGCGCGTGCGAGACGGAACGTCGTAGATCTTGATGCCGAAGCCGTAGGGGAGGAAGTCGGGCACCTCGTGAGTGACCATCACCTTCGGCTTGATCGCGGCATACTCCTCGACGATCCTGTCGAGTTCGGACTGAGAGAGCTCCTCGTCCCTCCACCAGGACTTGCCCTCGGTGCGGTACGCCCAGTCGATCGACCACGCGCCGCCGACGTACATGACAGCGTCGCTCGTGCCGGGGATCACCGTGACGGAGCCGTCGGGCAGCCAGTTCGGTTCAAAGACGCAGCCCTGCGGCCAGTCGTGGTTTCCACGGATGAAGGTGTGCTTCTCTACGTCGTATTGCTCGATCGGGTTGCGGACGAAGCCGATCCCGAAGTCACCGACCTGGACTGACTCGTCCGCGCCGTCGATGAGCTGGAGGTAGCGCGACATCCCGCCGTGGACGTCTCCAATGAAACGCATGATGATGATCCTTAGTTGACGGTCTTCTCGTAGTAGAGGATGGTGGCGTTCTGCTGGCGAATGTAGCGGAGCAGCTCGGCCTGGTTGTTCAGCAGCTTCTTGAAGTCCTCGGGCGAGACACCGTAGACGACGAAGTCCTTGTTGTTCGCGAGGAACTTCTTCTTGAAGTCGTTGTAGTTCTTGTCAGTGATGACGTACCACTTCGGGTTCTTCAGCTGGACTGCGCGTGGGTGTGGCTGTATCGTCACGTTCCGGGAGATCGGAGTCGTGGTGACCTGTACCTTAGCGACCTGACCGGTCGAGGCGCAGTTACTTAGCGACAGGGACAGGAGCGCCAGAAGCAGAAGTGAGCGAGTCATTGGAAGCACCGTATTCTTCATTGATATCTTTCTCGACCGCGTCGGGGTCTGCGAGGGACTGCGCCACGAGGTCCTGGTCTTTGTTCTTCGAGACCGTAGCGAAGTTCTGGGCCTCGGCGTCCGACAGGGACTTCGAGAGCGCCAGGTTGGCGTCGGCCTGCTTGGCGGCCTGGTCTTTCTGGTACTGGATCGTCTGCTCGTTGAGCGAGACGGCCAGGTTGAGCTTGTCCACGTTGGACTGGAGCTGTGCCTTGTCGGCAGTCAGCTGTGCGACCTCAGCGTCCATAGTCTTCTTGTAGACGTAGAAGCCTACGCCTGAGAGGAGGATGAGGACCGCGAGGCCGGCGACTAGGTAGGACTGGATGCCGGTGAACATTTACTTCTTCATCTCCGCGTACGTCTTGGGACCGACGACTCCGTCTGCGACCAGTCCGTTCCTGGTCTGGAACGCCTTGACGGCAGCAGCCGTGCCCGGGCCGAACTTGCCGTCGGCTTCGATGCCGAGCAGCGTCTGGATCTCTTCTACCGCCGGGCCCGAGGAGCCGATCGTCAACGTCGTGAACGCCGGGCTGACGGGGGCCGGGGCAGCGCCGAGGACGGCCATGCCGCGGGCGTAGTACTTCTTACGCTCGTCTAGCCCGTTAGTGCCGCCGTTGACGGCCTTCGAGCAGCCCACGATGTCGTGTGAGTCCGCGAAGCGGTTCAGGTTGTTAACCTTCCAGAACCAAGCGGCTGAGCGGGCAGCGCCCTCAGCGGTCTCGAGGTAGGAGGGGTCTTCCGTCAGGTCCATGCCGATCTCTTCGCCGAACGAGACGTAGTTGTTCTTGCCGGTGATCTGGATCAGGCCGCGGCCGCGAAACTTCCAGCCGTCCTGAGAGGCCTCGTTGCCGTTGCCCATGCGGTTGGCGTAGACTCGGGAAGCGATCTTGATAGGCTGCTTCGCGTGCGCGTTGGCCTCGGAGGCGTTACGGTAGTACTTCGGGAACGTCCTGAGCAGGCCGTCTGCCGAGTAGTTGAGGTTCTCGACGACGACCGAGAGAGCTCCCGACTCCGTCATGACCTGGGCCAGGAACATCACCTGGCGGTCAGAAGTGTCGATACCGAACTCGTGCATCGCGTTAAAGATTGGGTCGACGTAGGCTGCGATCTTAGACGAAGACGCGCCCGCCACGACTTTAGTGAACTGGTCTCTCGTGAGCATGTGATTCTCCTTTGTGATATTTATAAGGAGGAGTCACGCGTTACGAAATAGTCAACTTCGCGAAGCCCGTGGCGGCCGCGGGGTCGGGGTGCAGGAGGGAGTCGGTCACGGCAGAGTCTCCGATGCAGACCACGTGGATGCCGTCTATGGACACCTTCCGGCCGTTCTCATTGAACGCGCCTCCGCCGTGGGACTCTACGTCGCCGACTCGGGCGACGGCCTGGCCGCCGACGGTGACCTTGGACTGCGAGGCTATGGTGGAGGCCCCGCACGTCCTGAGGTCGGAGTTCCTATGGATGACGGCCATTCAGGTAGTTGTCCCAGTAGTCGTCGATGAGCTTCTTCATCGACCTCGGCCTATTTATCATCTCGGCCTTAAACTCCTCCTCGGTGACGTCCGAGAAGAAGACCCTGAAGTCGTCTGTCTTGACGTACCAGTCGAACACTTCGGTGAGGGTCTTCTGTTCCATCCTAATGCAACTTTTTGTCAATGTGTTCCTGAGACGTGACCAGGAACATCGTCCCGGTCGCGTTGGTGTAGTAGGCCGGGGTGAGGCCGTGCCTCGAGAAGAACGTCGCCCGGTCGATGATCTTGTCGTAGCCGGCCTCAGGCTCGTTACGGTAGTGGAACCACGCCTGGAGCACCGAGGTCTCGTCGATCGGGTACACGCTCGGGTAGTCCTTCAGGTTGAAGAGGTAATCGACGCCGGCGTAGAGCGCGACGTCTTCATCCGAAGCTAAGATTGCTGAATTTGCCTCCACTTGAGGTCCTTTCTCCAGTTGTGGTCTTGTCGAACACGGGCTCGTCGTTGTCGTTGGCGATGTCGTAGAACCGCATCTTGCCGCTGTCACGGCCGACGAGGAATTTCTTGTAGAAGTTGGGGTCGCCGTACCTGTTCTTGAGCTGCTTGAACATCACCTGGTTGAGCTCCTCGAGCTCCTCCGTGACGATCAACGCTATCATCAGGTCGGCCGTCGCGGGCAGACCGAACGACTCAGAGGTGTCGGTCAGGTCGATGTCGGATGCTCCGTAGCCTGATCGCGTGACCTGAGTCGCGCTGACGAGTGCCACGTTGAACTCGACCGCGAGCCCTCGGAGCTCTTCGGCGATGGCCTTGATGTAGGTGTAGGAGTTCACGTTTCCCGCCTTCAGTCGTGACGACGCGCAGAGGTTGATGTAGTCGACGTAGATGATGTCGGGGACGAAGTTCTTCTTCGTCTTCAGCTCGTTCAGGAGGAACCGGATGTGACCCGCGTGGGCCTGAGAAGTCGGGTACTCCTTGACGATCAGGCGTCCGAGCGTCTTCTCCTTAAGCTTGGCGATCTTCTTCTTGAAGACCTCCTTCGGCATGTCCTTGACCGAGTTCACGTTGACGTCGAGGAGGTTCGCGTCGATGCGCTCAGAGATCTTCTTCTGACTCATCTCGAGGGTGATGTACAGGACGTTTCGCCCGTCCATCAGGTTGTTCGCGGCCTCGTGACACATGAGCATCGACTTGCCCGCGCCGGTGCCTGCCATGTAGATGTTCAGCGTCTTCCTCGACAGGCCGCCGTGGGTGATCTTGTTCATCAGGTCGAGAGAGAACTTGATGCGCTCGTCGGTCTCGTTGTAGGAGTCAAAGCGAGCCTCGGCGTCCTCGAGGTAGTCGTGGCCAACTGACTCGTCGAAGGAGACCGCGAGGGCCTCCTGGAGCAGAGTCGGGATCGCTCCCTTGTCGAGCTTCGACTTGCCGTCGAGGATCTGGATGCTCTCGTGGATCGAGTTGTAGATCGCCTTGTCCTGGCAGAATTTCTCCGCCTGGTCGAGCAGCCAGTCCAAGTCGTTCGTCACGACCGTCGAGAGAGAACCTATCTTCTCGAGTGCTGAGTCGAAGATCGTCTGTGAGACAGACATGGTCTCCAGTTCGATCTTCAGTATCTCTCGGTTGGGTAGCCTGTTGTACTTTCGAAAGAAAGAATCGATGAGTGAGTAGACGAGCTTGTCAGACGCGTCAGAGAAGTACTCCTCGCGGAGGTACGGGATCGTCTTCCGAGCGAAATCCTCATTGAGGACGAGGCTCGAGAGTATGGTCTGTTCTATCATTCGTCGCCGGAGAGTATGAGGGGAGGGAGCGTGGTGAGGGCGCTAGGCCCTCACTCTTCTTCGCTCGAGGGAGAGTCCTCTTCGAGGATCTTCCCGGTACCGATGGAGTACTTGGCCTTAATATAATCGGCCATGTCGGTGTTTGTCAACACTTCTTTCCAGAAATCTCCGTTGTTGACGATCTGCTTCTCGCGGTACTTCTCACCCACGAGCTCGCCCGTCGTGCGGTCGACTAGCTGGTACCAGCCGTTCGACGGCTTGCCGACGTACTGGCCCTCGAGCGCGAGGTCGAGGAAGCCCGACCACTTCATGATGCCGTTCTCGTAGGAGACGCTGATCGGTATCTTGGACTTCTCCTTGACGTAACGGCTCTTCTCGATGTTGATCACGAAGTGCCATCCCTTGATCTCGGTGCCTTCCTTGTCCTGCTGACGACCGATGATCCAGATGTTGTCGGCGGAGTAGTAGATGCCCGTGCCGCCCGACACGACGTCCTTCGAGTAGAGCTCTTGGGTCTTGTACGTGTGGTTCACCACGATCATCGGGATGTCCTTGATCGTGAGGTGCGGCGTGATCATCCTGAAGAGTGACTTCAGCTGCTTCGCGCGAGACATGTCTGCCACGCTCTTGCCCTCGAGCGCGTCCTCGACTTCCTTCTTGGAGGCCAGGTTGCCGATCGAGTCGACCATGATGAAGACCTTGTCCTTGCGGTCGAGGCCGTCGAGCTGCGCCATGATGTCGAACTTGAGCTGCTCGATGTTCAGCAGCGGCGTGTGGACGACCTTGTCGGGGTCGATGCCAAAGCTCGAGATGTACGACTCGGGGGTGCCGAACTCAGAGTCGTAGAACAGGATGATGCCGTCGGAGTACTGCTTCAGGAAGGCCGAGGCCATGAGCAGCGTGTAGGCGGTCTTGAAGTGTTTGGAGGCGCCGGCGATGACCGTGAGGCCGGGAGTGATGCCGCCGTCCATGCGGCCCGAGAGGGCGACGTTGATCATCGGCACTTGCGTCGGGATCATGTCCTTGTGACCGTAGATCTTCGACTCTGAGAGGATGGCGGTCTCTTTGATGGTGGAGTTCTTAAGCAGCTTATCCCTGAGGCTCATTATCTTCCTTGTATCTCTTCAGTTCTTCCTGGTATATGTATACCCGGCGCCCGCCCACGCAGTTGCACCGGTCTTCTCCGCAGTACGCGAAGCACAGCTTCTCGACCAGCTCTCCCGTGAGGAGCATCTGGTCGATCCGCGCGTCTGTTATGGCGTCCAGGTCACGCACCGTGTGGCTCCGCGATGCGGGTTCGCTCCAGCACGTTGTAGTGGCGCAGGAACCTGTTGAGGAACGCCGCCTTGGCCCGCTCGGGCGTCCAGCACTCGATCTCGACCCCGAGCGGCTCGAAGCCGATGAGGTACCAGTCCTGGTCGCATTCGTACATCAGCGCGGCCTTCTCGTCCACGATGATGCTGTTGTCGAGCTGCTTCACGCGTACGTGGAACGGGAACGGCAGCCCGAACTTCTTGAAGATGACCCGCTCGATGTTCTCCTCGATTCCCCTGTACTCCGTGAGGTACGGCTTGACCGGGCGCGGCACGTCCACGAGGTACGCCTCGGCGGCGTCGTGCATCAGGGCAGCAAACTTGTGCTCGTCCTCGATCGCGTCGTGGATGTGACAGCAGTGCTCAGCGATGGAGTAGAAGCGCATCGAGTGGCCGGCGTACCGACACTGGTGAGCGAGCGAGTGGGCGATGTCGCCGATGTGCACGTCCTCGGGCCTCGGGTCCAACGGGTAGAAGCACCCGCCGGAGTAGACCTGCATCCAGTTTCCGATGCGGTCAGAATAGTCTTTGGTCATGAGAAAAACTCCTCTAACGACAGCCGCTTCTCGTACGACCAATCGATCTCTTTCAGGATGATGTTGAGTGGGCTTATGAACGTCTTGTCGAACTGCGTCTCGTAGTCGATGTACTGCTCGAGGTTGAGGCTCGGCGGCAGGGACGACGAGACCGCGAAGACGTTCTCACGGATCGGGTTCGGGACCTTCATGTACGTGAACTTGATCTTGTCGCCGTCGTTGATCAGCGGGAACTTCTTGTCGAGGCCGTGCTCCTTGATGGTCGCGTTGTAGACCAGCGCGGCCCGGACGTGCATCGGGGTGCCCTTGCGGTAGACGGTGTGCTTGTCGGCGTAGTCACGCATCCCGTTGACGCCTGACGGCTTGCCGACCTCCTCGAAGCGCATCTTCGAGAACTCGTCCCGGCACTTCGCGACGTACTCGTGGAGCTGCTCCTCGGTGCCGTTCATGATGATGCTGATCGACTTCTTGATGTACTCGCGGCAGACGTACGGGGTGTTGGACCGCACGGCCTCGATGCCAGTCATCTTGACCTTGGGCTCCTTGTACCGCACGTTCTCGGAGTCCCACACGTTCATGACGTACTTCTTCTTGCCCGTCCAGATGGCGACGTCCGCGATGTTCTCGCGCTTCATCTTCATCTTCTGGGAGAACGCGTTCATCATGTCGGCGAGCTCTTGGTACGACTCTTCGACGTAGGGCTCGAGGACTTCACGACAGAACTTGTCCACGAAGTTGACGACCTTCTCCTTGTCGGAGGTCTCGCCGAAGACTTTCTTGACGAGCAGGTCGAGCTTGATGTAGTTGGAGTCTGTGTCGACCGCGAGGACGTAGTCAACTCCGTCCGTCTTGAGCACCCGGTTGAGGTACTCGTTGAACTTCTTCGCGATCCACTTGATCGAGAGCTGGCCGGACAACGTGATGCTCTCGGCCAGGACGTCTGAGTAGTACAGGAAGTACTGGTTACTCATAGCGCCGTAGCAGGAGTTCAGCAGGATCTTCTTGGCGAGCTGGATGTTGTGATACTTAGAGACCTTGACTTCAGTCTCACGGCGCAGAGTTTTGAGCTCTGCGTCGGTCAGAGTTGAGTAGTCGATGGGGAATGTCCTTGAGAAAGATCTAGTATAAACTATTCCGTCGAGAATGTAAACAGTTTAGTAGCACTTCGCGATCTGGATGGTCTGACTGCGAGTGGACTCAGACGTCGTCTTGAGCTCTGCGAGTGCCTGCTCACACTTCTCTTGAGAAGAGAAAGTGGTGGACACGTTCACGTAACCGCCGGCCGCCCAGTTGAACGCCACGAACACTAGCGTGTAGATCATCCGAACGTCTCCTCGATCAGCTTCTTGTGCTCATTGATCACGTCCTCGAGCAGTACCGGCGCGTAACTCGTCTTCTCGACCGACACGTTGACGTGACGCGTCGTCGGTGCGTCGTTCTGGTGGATGTGGCCGTGGACGTTGTACGTCACCTTGTAGAGGGACGACTCGTGCTGCGGCGTGTGGCTGAGCAGCAGGTCGAGCTCCGGCACGAAGCGCCACATCATGATCTTCTGGAAGTGACGCTGCAGGACGGGGCACTTGCCGTCGTCGTGGTTGCCCAGGATGAGACGCTTCTTCCCGTTCAGCCGAGCGAGAATTTTATCAGCATCATCGCGATGACCAAAGTAAACGTCCCCAAGGTGATAAACATGGTCGCTCACTCCTACGACTCGGTTCCAGTTCTCGATCATCGTCTCGTTCATGTGCTCGACGGACTCGAAGAGCTCGCCTCTGAACTTGATGTGGTGTCCGTCCTCGAAGTTGAGGATGTTCTTGTGGTTGAAGTGCGTGTCGCTTACGACGAAAAGGTCTCTCACGTGAGTATGCCTCTCTTCTTCATCTCGGCCTCTATGGCCTCTAGGTTCTGTTTCTCTTCGATCATCATGGACTTGAACTTCGATCGGTCGTTGTACATCTGCTCCATGAGGACCGGCACGAAGCCCTGCTTCTCACGGGAGTAGAGGGCGCCGCCGGCAGTCAGTGCGAGGTTGGCCTCCCTCAGCTGGGCCTGCCTCTCGTCGTTCATGAAGCCGTTGATGATCCGGTCCGGTGAAGTTTCGTCCGACGGCAGCTCGTCCAGCACGTCGACGAACGTCTCGGGCGATATGTTGTACTGCATGATCAGGTGCGGGTACAGGGAGTTCAAGTCGAAGCTCGCCACCCACTCATGTCGGCCCGTGATGGGCTCCTTGACGTACCCGCCCGCGATCTGCTTCTCCTTCATGGAGTGCTTCTTGGGCGGCGACACGATGCCCTGTCCGAGCAGGTAGTTGTGCATGATGATCTCCCAGATCTTCACCGACGTGAACGTGTCAGCGAAGTTGACCAGGGAGTCGTACGCGATGGCGAATACCTGCTCGATGAACCCGAGCTTGTCGTTGATCCGCGACACCAGCATGACGTCGTGGATGTTGTAGTCCATGTACTTCTTGAAGTCGTTCTTGTAGAGGTCGTTGAGCGACTCGTACTCGGAGTAGTCCAGCTTCTTCTCGCCGATCACCACGAACGCGATGTTGTCGAGTCGGTAGGACTCCTCGTTGGAGAACGAGAACTTCTTGTAGAGCGGGAGGTAGTCGAGGGACGTGATGCCCACGAGCTCGTACAGGGTCTTGTTGGACCCGTGGTAGAACACCGTGCTCTCTTTGATCTTCTTCCACGGCGAGAGCAGCAGGACGGAGTCGTCGCCGAGCAGCTTCTTGACGCGGTTCACGATGTACGGGATGTCGAAGTAGTCGATGTTCCAGCCGGTCACCACGTCGGGGTCGAAGTTGAGCCAGATCTGGATGAACTTGTCGAGGAGGTCGTTCTCGTTCTTACACAGGATGTAAGTGACGTTCGGCAGGCTCGGCTCGTACGGCATGAGCCCCAGCGAGTAGACCTTCTTGTTCTTCTCGATGGTGATCGCGGTGATCGGCCAGTCGGCCTTCCAGGGGTCGGGGAACTCATCGGCTCCGACTTCGATGTCGACGTTGACCACGCTGATCTGCTTCGGGTCGTAAGGCACGTCCCGGTACTCGTCATAGAGGTACACGTACGGCCAGTTAGTCGACCCGTAGACCTCGAAGTTGTGGACCTCGTCGTACCTCTCGACGAACTCCTTGGCGTCGTAGATAGAGTCGAAGTCGACCTTCTCTACTGGCTGGCCTCGGAGGGTCCTGTAGCTCGTCGTCGACTCGAGGTTCCTCGAGCGAGTGAAGAGGTACGGCTTGTAGGGGATAGACTCTTGAAAGCGGCGGCCGTTGTTCCATCCACGGACGCGTACTCGTCCGCCCCAGTGGGCGACGTTCGTATAAAATTTTAGCATTGACTGATTCTATACCGATCTCAAGAAAATGTCAACTCAATTGAACATGAGTCGACGAACGTATCCGCTGTAATGCGGGTGCGGCACAAAATGTCCTTCTTCCTGGTTGAGGACCAGGCCTGACACCTTCGTCGCTCCCGTGAAGTACAGGTAAGTTGCGTTCACGTCGGCGTCAAACTGGACGTCGATCACATCGCGGGCGGCGAGCTTGAAGAGGTCTGCGATAAACGTCGAGTTCGTGATGACAGTCCTCGCAGGAGCTTGACGGTACCTCGTCGTCATCTCTTTACCGAGTCGCAGTACATCCATGCACGTCTCGACGTTCACTTCCTCAACCCCTTCGAGCGAGTTGATTAGCTCGGCGACGCTGCCGAATGTCTGCGAGACAGGGAAAGACTGCACGACGAAGGAGAGCTCTTCCGTCCCTCCTTCGCTCGATCTCGACTCGTACGCGAGGTAGAACCACTTCTTCACGTCGCTCATTCTCCACTCCTCGACGCGTCTCGCGCGAGCCTCCGTATGTCGCAGCGTGACACTCCCATGTCTCGGAGGTCGCGGTCGCTCAGGGAATCGAGCTCCGAGACGGTCTTCCTGTACTTGCGGTATCGTTCTATGCGTCCTAGCATGGGGACTTCCTTTCGATAAATAGCGTATGAAGAGAGAAATAGAAAACGTATTCCAGAAACACTGGCGAGCAGCGATCGGATGGGCCTTCGTGGTGATCATCTTGTTCGACTTCGTAGTCGCGCCAAGCATCGTGCTGACGATGATAAAGGCGGGGATAGCGATAGCCCCCTGGACGCCGCTCACTATGGACGGCGCGGGGACTTTCTACCTGGCTATCGGTGCGATCCTCGGCGCCACCACGTGGCAGAAGGGCCGAGAAGAGATCGAGCGCGCGAAGCGCTCGTACGACTTCGGGAAAGACTCAGGACCCACCGAGGACCCCGGTCCTCCGCAGTGATCAGTCTTCGCTGAACTCAGAGATGAACGACTCGATGTCTAGACGGCCAGGAACTTTCCAGTTCGTGATCTGGCCCGTCTCGATGTCGATGATCAGGTGCATGTATTCGCTGTACTCCCCCGGGATCAGAGTGTGAGGGACGTAGCCCTCGTAGTTCACGACCGTGTCTCCCTGGGCGTCCTTCAACAGGAAGTGCATCTCGTCGCACACCTTAAGGTACATGTCGATCGTCTTCACGTCGACGTTCACGGTCTTCTTCATCCCGATGATCATCACAGCTCCTTGATGCGGTAGTTCACGACTCGACTGTCGATCTTCTTGAGGTTGGACGCGAAGAAAGACGCGCTCTCGTAATCGTCGAGGTGGTACTTCTCTACGACGGTCAGGGAGTTCGTCTTGATCTTGTTTGAGATGAAACGTTCGACGATCGCTACACAAGCCATGGCATGCTCCCTACATTCTCAGTATTTATCGCATTATAACACTTCTTTTGAGAAATGTCAACCATTCTTTTGAGAAATGGAGGCAGCGAGGCGTTCTAGCTGGCCGATGCACTCCCGCCGCTCGAGCTCGTTCTGAGCCCTCATGGACGGGTCGACCCAGTCCTGGCGGAAGTTGAAGAAGGTGAGGGAGTCGCTGAGCTGGCCCATGAGGACCAGCATTTCTTCTACGGTATAGTTCATGTCATCCCAGGAGTTAGAGTAGGGGAGCCGAAGCTCCCCGGTGTGTCAGGCCGCCATCTCGAGGGCGATCTGGAGTGCTTCGATCTTCTTCTGCTGGTACCGGCCGAACCACGAGGAGTCCAGCCGGGTGTCGGCCGAGATGCCGAGCTTGTGGTCGGTGGCGTAGGTCACCGCGTTGAAGAGGTTCCAGAACGTACCGGGCGCCAGGTTGGCTCCGGGCTGGGTCTCGATGACGTCGTACACCACCTTGGCCGGCTTCGTGAAGTCGCGGTCGGGGCGTACCGAGCCCTCGCCGATCGGGAAGAGCCGGTTGAGGTACTCGTGGATCTGCTCCTTCGTGCAGTGCTTCGTGGCGAGGAACCGCGAGCGCTCCTTGTAGATCTCGGTGTTCGCCTTGGTGAAGCCCAGGGTCTCCTTGACCATCTCGGCGTCGAACTTCCTCGAGTGGTTCAGCCGGATCATGCTGTTCGCCTTCTTGGAGAGGGCGTAGGTCAGCGTGTTGTTGCAGACCACCCGGATGTTCGTCGCCCGGACCTCGATGGAGCGTCCGTACTGGTGCGGGTTGGAGAAGAGGAGGAAGGACTCCACCTTGTCTCCCTTGACCGCGTCGAAGGCGCCGTCCTTGATCTTGGCGAGCGCCCAGATCATCCGGCCTCCGCGGAGCGAGCCGGCGGTGTTCATCTCCATGTCGCCTGCCATGACCCAGTCGTGGAAGAAGCCGAAGGCCTCAGCGTTCTGGACCGGCTCCCAGTCGTTGGAGATGACGTCGAGTACCCGGTCGTCCCTGTCGCGGACGAGTGCCGAGCGGCTCGTGGGGAGCCTCTTGCCGTTCCGTTCCGCGAAGAGCGGGACCTTCACGACCGACCAGTCAAGCTGGGCGGCCTCGAGCATCTGCGTGGGAGTCAGGTCGGCCGGGACAGGCTTTCCGAGGCCGTGCCAGGGTACCTCACCGGCGTACGCAATAGCCGCCTTGCCGTCGATGAATTCCAATTCGTGTGCCATGCTACTCTCCTTTCGTTGTCGATATAGAGAGTATATCACCAGTCGTGAGGATTGTCAACCAACTATTTTTATTTTTGTTTGGAGAGGTTTTCCGCGATGGCGTTGGCGAAGATCATGATGACGTAGGCGATGATGGTCACCGGCCAGTTGGCGACGGTGATGCCCAGACCTACCGTGAGGAACAAGTAGTAGGCGACGATGCTGATGGCGGCGAAAATGAGCATTTTCAAGAGTGTTTCTCCTTGATGAACCAGATGAAGTTCTCAGACGAGTGACCGTCGAGGTGCTTCGGGTCATCTATCGGCTGACGGTACTGCATGGAGACGATCTGGTGGTCGTTGATCGCGATGATCTTCTTCCAGACCTTGGCGTTCCGCTGGTTCTTGCAGCGGACGAAGTCACCCACCGCGATCTCATCGATCCACGCGTTCCATCCCTTGGCCTCCTTGAGCGGCGGTCGCACGAGGGCCTCGCGAGCGAAGTCTTCGAGCGGCACGTCGACGTGGTTGAGTGGCCAGCGATACAGCCGCACGATCGCCGGGATGAGCCCGGGCTCAGTCCACTTGTTGTCGACGCGGAACTGAGTTATGACGGAGGCACGCTGCGCTTCGACGTCACGGAACTTGACCTCGCAGCCCATGCTCTGGACGAAGTAATTGTGAGGCGCGACCTTGAACTTCTCGATGTCGACCGGCTGCCAGTCTGTAGATACTCTCTTGCTCACAGGAAGTCCTTGAAGTTGTCAAACTCGTACGAGGTGAGGGTGACAGCGCTGTCGGCGGCATTAGCGGCCATGTCGAGGTACGTGAGGGTCCTGGACAGCTTATACGGCAACCAGTCGTGGTCATCGAGCTCGGCTGCCGTGACTAGCCCTTCGCTCACGAGCGTGTACCCGCAGAGCTCCACGGCGTCGTAACGCGTGAGCGTCCACTCGGTGTAGGTCGTGACGATCATCTTGACCTTCCGGAGAGACTTCCACCGCCACTTGCGGTAGGCCCTCCCGACGACTGCCTTCTCGATGCTCTGTCGGGCTTTACTCACTCGTGCCGACATCACGTCGCACGCTGCTTTCAGCTGGTCGTACGTAAACTTAGCCTCAGCCATTCCTGCCTCCGATCCTGTTCCGGATGACTTCCCACTCGTAGTGGTCGTTCCTCAGGTTGTCCATGAACTCGACGTCCGGCTTTGCCGGCAGAGTCGAGCTGTGTCCGAGCTGCTCGACCGTCTCGAGCAGGTAGTCGAGGTACGGTGCGATCTCGTCGTAGGGCACCTCGCCGCGCTTGATCGCTTTGAGACGCTCAGCGTTCGGTCGAGGGAAGACGATCTCGCCGGTCATTAGGAGGTCTACCGCCTGCTCGCCGATGCGGACTGCGTGGGAGACGGCTTTCCAGTCGAGCCCCTCGTTGGTCGCAGCGGCGCGGGCGCGGGCGCCGTAGTTGTCCAGGACCCTCGAGTACACGTCGAGCGCGGTCTTGATCGTCGCCGACAGGGGAACTTTTCGGTCGCAGCACACGAGGTGGAACAACTCACGTCCGTTGTTAGTGATGAGTTCCCACGACGTGAACAGCTTGCCCTCGCAGAACGCCTTGAGTTTCTGCTCCACTCCGGGGACGTCTTGGAGCTTCGTTCCGGTGTTGTAGCCCCACAGCTCGTTCAGCAGGTGGTCCACGAGGGCTTGCACCTCGTTGAACCTCTCACCGCGCACCCCGTAGGTCGCGGCCTGGCGCTGCACGTAGCCGACGAAGCCCCTGCACTCGCGCGTGAGCATCCTGTCGCGGTTCTTCACGATGTGGTTCCAGTCAATGGACGACCCGTCATGCGGAGCGAACAGCATCTCGTAGGCGTTCATGTCGCCCTTGATGAGCATGTCGAAGAACTTGTGGAGCGAGTAGAGCTCGCGGTCGACGTCCTCGGCGGTGTTCTTCACGGACGAGGAGCCGGTGTTGAAGGTCTTCACGTCGGGAGTCTTCGGCAGGAGTATCTCCCGCGCAGAAGGGAGGTAGACGCCCTTGAAGTCGTGGTCAGAAGTCGGCGTGCTCGTACCGTAGAGGTGCGAGCCGAAGACGGTCTCGAACAAAATTCTCATGCGATTCTCACGTTGATTGAGAATCAGATATAACTCATTTCTAGACGTTTGTCAACTGAAAAGCCCCGGTTTACACCGAGGCTTCTGCTACTTTTTGGGAAATGAAGAGGGCCATCTCGAACCCTCCGAGGGCCGCCAGGACGGCCAGGATGATGAACTCAAATGTTCGCGTCACGCGAGTCTCCATACTTTCGTTTCTCGCCCGCCCGCTTCTTTGCGGCCGCGAGCACTCTCTTCTTCCACTCGGCTTCCACGTGGGCCTTCATGTGAGCCGCCGCGTTGATGTGCTTCGTCCCGTGTTTCATGGCGTGGGCGATGATCTCCTGTCGGAGCTTCATCTCCCTAGCGTCCTTCGCCTTCTGTTCGGGCGTCTTACCCACGGGTGGTTTGTATGCCATGACTTCTTCTCCTGTTTGGAGTATTTATAGTCAGGCCTTCTTCTTGAAGTAGTGGAGGACGTAGCGCTCGTCGCAGACGTAGGTCTTGCCGTCGAGGCCGGACTTGAAGAGGAACGGCTTCGAGTACTTCTTGGAGTTGTACCCGACGAGCTCGTCACCGCGGTCGTTCTTTATCGTGACGAACTCCTTGAGGAGCTTGAAATCAGTCGTGCCGGGAGGAGAGATCAGAGAGTTGAGCTTAAGCTCAAGGGCCTCGGCGAACTTGTCTTTGCCGCCGACGACCTTCGCGGTCACCTTGATCTCGACTTCACCGGCCAGGAACTTCATGTTGCCGACCTCGAAGTTGAGGTTGATCGACGCCCCGTACTTAGAGAGGAGCTCGTTCATCTCCTTGCGGAGTTCGTTGAGGTTCTGCTTGTCGAATGAGGTTACTTTCTTCATTGTCGCGGTCCTTTCCGTTACCGTTTTGATATTTTCAATATAAACGGTTTCTCAAGGATGTAAACGACTATTTTGAAAAAAGTTTAGATCGCTATGCCGATCAAGAGACGGGCGGCCTTCGACGGGAGCGCTGCTGCTCCCACGACGCAGTCGTCCTTTGAAAAGACGACGATGCCGCCCTGCTTGGCGTCTTCATCGTTTGAGAGCGTGAACACGAGCACCGCGTCGTACTCCCACGGGATGGGGGCGCCGGCGATGGCTTCAATCTTCTCTTTGGCGTCGTCGAACGATGAGTCCTTCGAGTCTATCTTCGCCACGACCTGGGCCTGGGGAGCGTTGGCCTGGGCGAACTCCACCTCTGTCTTTCCGCCCTTCGCGTGGCATGCCGCCGCGTGATCGAGCGACGGCGCCGGTCCCGTCGGGGAAGCCAGCGCCGCAAAAATTCCTAGCATTACTCCGGTGAACGGATCAATCATCAAAGACCTCCTTAAGGTCTACGCCGAAGTAGTCGGCGATCTTCTTGAGAACTGCGACTTTGTCCTCAGCCTCACAGTGTGGCTGTCCTGTCTTCTCGTCGTAAGCCTTTGCGGCCAGGAGCAGAGTCTTGAGCTCTTCCACCTTCGCCTTGAGCTCTTCAAACTCTTCGCGGCTCACCGGCTTGGGCGGGACCACGTACGGGCCGAGCGCGGGGTATCCCGTCGTGCCTGGCTGAGGCTTGAAGACCCAGTCCTCCCACTCGCGGCGGGCGTAATCCGATACGTATGATACTGTGCACATTTTATATCACCCTTTCTAGATGTCAACTCAGAAATTAACTAATTCTCAATCCCACAGTGAGGAATAATATTTGCCGAACAGCCTGAAGCCGTTCTGCATCCGCGCGTGGTGAGCCTGCCAGCCTTCTCGGTCGAACCTGTAGGTGCTGCCCGACTTCTGACGCCACGTCACGGTGCCGTCGTCGTTGTCGATGAACTCGTCGTCGAACTTGCCGTGGTGGAACTGGTTCTCCCAGTTCGGATCGGCGATCTCCTGACCGAACGCCCAGATCATCTCATCGAGGATCCAGTCCCAGCGCTTGAAGTGAAGCGCGTCGGTGTCCCAGTCGTTCTCCTTCGGGGCAGCGGCCGTCGAGCGGAGGTGCTCGGGAGCGTCCTGATCGTCAGTGTTCGGCGCGCCGTGCTTGATCTCTCGAAGTCTCACGAGTGCGGGGTGGACGATGTGTGCAAGCGTGTTGTCGAACGACCACACGTCGTGGTCGTGGATCTCGACCTTTATCTTGCGCTCTTTCTTAGAGCGCGCGGACGGGTACTTCCCGATGTGTACTTTCATTCTGTCTCCTCACGTCAACTGTCACTAGAGTCACGAACATCACCAGTATGATCAGACCCATCACTTCTTCCCCACCGTGTACTTCGCGGACAGCGTCCAGTCCTTCTTGTCCTTGAACGCCACGACCTTTATCTGGCTCATCGGCGCCACGTCGGCGACGTCCTGGCCAGGCACGATGGTGACCAGCCCCCACTCGTGGAGCAGCTTCGCGATGGAGTTCCGTCGAGCCACGTCGTTCTCCGTCACGTCGGAGTACTTCCCGTCGAGGACGAAGAGCTCCTTGAAGTGTATGATCGCGTACTCGCCCTGCTTGTGGAGTATGTGACAGGACTGGTAGAGCGTCTTGTCCTTCTTCGAAGCGAACCCGATGCGAGTCAGCGTCTCCATTACCTTGAGGAAGTCGTCGGGGTTCTTGAGTGTCACTTTGACTCCCAGACCTCGGAAGACGTCTCCGTTCATTTCAACCCGCCTTTGTTTGTTATGTTCTTCACGGCTTCGATGTCTTCACGAGACATCAGCGAGAGGTACTCCCTCGCTCGGTTGATATTTATACCGTAGGCCTCGGCTACGAGCGCGGCGGTCGCGTCGGCTTCTGCCTTGTGCCACTTTGAGAATCGCTTCTTGGACCTCACTGCTGCCTTGTAGTAGTCGTGCTGCAGCAGGTTGTCGATGCCCGAGGCGCGGTTCATCTCGTTGGCGTGGAGGACTGTGTCGGGGTAGTACGAGAAGGCCCGGTTCACCATGAAGGGCGAGTACGCCTTGGCAGCGGCCTCGCGGTCGTCACTCGAGCGTATCAGGTCCTTCTTCGCCTGGGAAAGGTCGTTCACGAAGTCGAACGGGTTCAAGGGTGTCTCCTTCTCGCATTATCTCTTCGGCGTGGGGCAGGCAGAGGTATGCGACTCGCTCGCCGGCAGCAGTCATGTACCGGACTTCGTCGTACTTCCTCCAGAGTCGCTTCCTGCAGACTAGGCATCTCTTCAGAGCCATACCGCCTCCACCATGAACTCCGTCAGGAACGACGTGACGTTGATCTCACTGTCGACCACGAAGGCCGCCCAGTACTGGTAGCGGGCCGCCAGGACGACGATGGCCGCGATGCTCTGGGGAGTCAGTAGACCGTCGGCCGAGTCGTAGACCTTACGGATGATGTCGTTGGTGTCGAGGTGGGAGTTCTCGGCCACCCACTTGCGCATCTCGTTGAACTTCTTGTCCTTGAGGATGTTCACGAGCTTCGAGAAGTTTTCCTCCATGAAGTTCAGCAGTACGCCCGAGTCGATCTTGCCGTTCGCGGAGTACCGCTCGACCTCGTTGATGATGCGTCGCATGTCCGGGAAGTGCTTCTTGATCAGCTCGATCAGGACGTTCTTGTCGTACTCTATGCCCTCGTTCTCGAGGATGAACTTCAGCCGCTTGAAGAACTGCAGCTTGAGCATGTCGACTTCCTTCGGCGACGACGAGAAGTCCACGCCGACGAGTCTCGAGTGGAGAGGCTCGATGATGCGGTTCTTGTAGTTACAGGTAAGGATGAAGCCGCAGTTCTTGCTGTACTCCTCCATGAAGTTACGCAGGGAGGGCTGGGTGCTGTTGGCGTTCAGGTAGTCCGCCTCGTCGAGGATGACGTACTTGCGGCCCGACTTGAACAGGGAGACTGAGGACGCGAAGTCCTTGATCTCGTTCCTGAGGGTGTCGATGTTGCCGTTGAGAGACCCGTTGACCACGATGTAGTCGGCGTCGAGCTCTCGGAGCATCGCGCGGGCCACGGTAGTCTTGCCGATGCCCGGGCCGCCGTGGAGCAGCAGGTTGGGGATGTTCCCCTTGTCGACGAAGCCACGGAAGGTCTTCTTCAGGTCATCGGGCAGTATGCAGTCTTCAATCTTCTGTGGTCGGTACTTCTCCACCCACAGCGCGTTCTTCAACGTTTCGCTCAGTTCCATCGTTAAGCCTCATGATCTCTTCGAGCACCCGCGAGCGCAGCGTGCCCACCTGCAAAAGTTCTGACCCGCGGATAGAACCGCGGGCCGCCATGGCGTCAATGAACTCCAACGTGAAGTTCAGCTCGTCTCTGTTCACTTGGCCTCGCCGATGATGAAGTACTTCAGGTCGCCCGAGACGAACTCAGCGAGTCCCGACTTCGACATCGTGACGGTGTAGTCCCGCTCGAGGAGCTTGAAGTTTTCCTTGTTGAAGTACACCTTGAACTCGGCGTCAGCGTCAGCGAGCTTGACCGAGAACTCGTCGGCCGAGGGGTTCTTGCTGTTGGCAGCCGCGATGTAGACCGACTGGCCGTCACCGTAGACCGCGATCTCGGGCAGGCCGAGGACGCCCAGGGACTTCAGCAGGCTCTGGATGGTGGCGCCGGACACCGCGAACGAGACGAGCTCGTCGGGCAGCTTGATGTCTTTCGTGGGGGCCACGACGATGGTGGAGGGGTCACAGAAAGTGTACCGGATCTTCGTCGAGTTCTCAGATATGGTAACGTATTTCTCACTGAAAGTCAACTCGGGAGACGAGAAGAGGCTCAGGGCGCCGAGGAACTTCGGCAGCTCGTAGATTGCGAACCCGGTCTCGAAGTTCTCCGTGACGGTCGTCTTGGCGAAGATCGTCTTCGCGGGGGAGATCGTCGCGATCACGTTGCCGGCCTTCACCTCGATCGCCTTGTTGATCGTGGAGAAGTTCTTCAGGATGTTGACGGTCTGTTCACTCAGTTTCATTCTTATCCAGGTCCTTTTTTACCCATGCGTGGATGGTCTCGGCGAGGGCCAAGACTTTCTTTTCGTAGTTTCCGTGGTGATTTATGCCGGCGTCGAGCAGTATCTTGCGGGCGTGGTCTATCAGAGAGAATTTATACTCAGTGTTGTCCATTGTCAAATAGTCCTTCTTGCTCCAGTAACTCTAGGAGGTACTCGCGGAGCACTTCCATGAGCTGTTCGTGAGTCTCGATGTTGCGCCCCGCGACGAGGTCTCGGATGACCGAGGTCTCTATCTCGATGTCGATGGTGTCGGTCTCGTCTTCTTCGTTCACTACGGTGAGGATCATTTCTTGACCTTCTTGATGGCGTCCTTGTCGACCGTAGCGGAGGCGCCGATGGCCGCGAGGGCCGCCAGCTTGCCGCCGAAGGTGTAGAATCCGCTGTGCTTGAGTTCGATCCAGGGGCACATCCAGACCTTCATGCCGGCGCGGCGCACGTTCTGACAGAACATGTAGTCCTCGCTCAGGTACCGCTTCGAGCTGTGTTTCTCACGCTCGCGGATGTCCTTGACCTTGGCCTGGAGGCTCGCTATCGTCAGCACGGAGTCCTTGCCGTCCTCGGCGTCGGTCTCGAGTATCTCGTCCATAATCGCCTCGAACTCGCTCTCCTTGCGGTTCTTGTCGATGAAGCAGTCAAAGTACGTCATGATCTGACGGCTGCCGTCGAAGTTCTCCGAGCGGGCGTGGTCGGGCACGTACATGTACTCGGGGTAGGCCTTCGCGTACTTCTCGAACGTCTCGCGCGAGATGAGCATGAAGCCGGTGCCGGCCTCAGAGACCTCAGCGGGCTCGTTCAGCGGGATGGAGGTGCCGCTCGCGGGGTTGAAGACGAAGTCGCCCACGAAGTCCTCGAGGACGTTCGGGTCGTTGTCCGCGAAGCCCTTGTCGACCGCGGCCTTGATCTTCTCCCAGGTAATGCACTTCTTGGGGTACGCCGCCGCCACGACGTTCTTGTTCTCGGGGTCCATCAGCTGCGTCGCGACCAGCGCGATGACGTCGTTCGCGTTGAACGTGATGTCGGCGTCGATGAACATCAGGTGGGTGGCGTCAGAGCGGAGGAACTCGTCCACGCAGTAGTTGCGGGCGCGGGTGATGAGGCTCTCGTTGAAGAGGAAGTAGGTCCTCATCTGCATGCCGTACTTGGAGCAGAGCGCCGTCAGGTCCATCATGGACCTCGTGAAGTTGCCCGTGCACATGCCGCCGTACTGGGGGCTGGCAACGAACAGCTTGCACTCGCGGAGCTTCTCAATGGATATTTCAAACTGCAAGGTCGTATCTCTCGATCTCTGTTTCAAAGTCAGTCAGCTGACGGAAGATCTTGGTGAGCTCCTCCGTGCTGGGTTCAACGGTGGGCTCTGAGTCGAACAGGAACTCGTACTGCACAGGAGAGTCGCAGGTCCCCGTCAGCACGTAGCCGAACGTGCTCATGATCTTTGCGACCTCGCCGAACAGCCACAGGAGCTGGAAGTCGCGGTGGTTCAGGACTCGGACGGAGGTGTACACTCTTCTCTCTCCCTCTTGATGCGTTCGAGCTCTCGCTTGGCGAAGAAGATGATCTTCTCCAGGTCGTACACGTCTGACGTGCCTTCCTTGAGTCCGAGTCGGAAACAGCTCTTGAAGATGTTGCCTCGGGCGAAGTTCATCCCGCGAAGCTCGATGAGGTCTTGGAGCTCTCGCGCTCCCTCAGGTATCTTGTAGTAGTCAGCGTCACTTCCGCTAAACTTCATATAGTCTCCATAGTGTTGAGATAGTATACCGGTCAGACCGCGAAGTCAACCAGAGTCCTGGTCGGGTAGAGAGTCTCTTCCACCTTCTGGTGGATGTTGTCCTGGACTACGTAGCGGTGGCCCGAGGACTTCCTGTTACCGAGCAGTGCTTCACGGACCTCGGTGGCCATGTCGGTAGCGGTCTGCACCGGCACGTTCTGACAGATGTGGTTGGTCGACTTCTTCGGGTCGCCGAGGATGAAGTCTTGCGGCAGTCCCATGATGGTCATCGCCTCGCGGTAGTCGATGTACCGGTCGTAGTCGGGGTGCTTGATCGAGGACGGCATGTGGCCCACGAAGGCGCCGATGTAGTCCTTGGCGATCACGAGGTCTTTCTTCATGTACCCCTTGTGGTCGTCGAGCTTGGCCTGGCGCCGGCGAGAAGACTTGGCCTCGCGGTCGTAGCCGTTGGCCTCCATCCACTCAGCACAGGTGGTCCAGTCAGACTCACGTTCAATCACGTCGATGACGCCCACAGACTTCTCGAGCGAGTCGTAGAACTCCTGGAAGGTCTGCTTGCGCACACTCTCGAGGATGAACTTGAGGTACTTGTTGTCGGAGGGCTTGCCCTGACCGATCGGCTCGCGCTGGGTGTTGGAGGTGACTCCGCGCAGGAGGTCCTCGAAGCGCACGTGTGGGCGGCTGTAGTAGTCGAACAGCGGCGCGTCCATGCCCTGCCAGAAGAAGTAGAACGACCGCACCCTGATCTGCGGCAGGCCGTGCACGAGCGACTTCGTCTTGATGACGCTCATGGAGTAGTCGTTCTCGAAGGCGAGGTCACGGAGCTTCTCACGGATCTTCGTGCCCTTGTTGGTCGCGAACTGCGGGGCGTTCTCACCCCAGAGGACCTTGGGCTTGACGTTCTCGAAGACGTACTTCGCGGAGTCGAACATCCAGTCGTTCGTCTTGGAGTCTGCCGAGGAAGTCGGCGAGAGAGACGAGAGGCCGGCGCAGGGGCAGACGGCGTTGACGACGTCAACGCGCTTCGGCGTGAAGCCCTCTTCCTTGTCGATCAGGTGGTAGGGCACCTCGTTGTCGTAGTAGTTCAGTAGGTGGAGGTCGTTCGCCACGAAGGGCGAGTAAGAGAGGATGTACTCAGGTCGAGTGCCGAAAGTTCTCTCCATGGCGATGGTCTCGCCGCCGATGAGGGGAACTATGCTCCCCCAGGTAAAGTCACTCATTCAGTCAATTTCCAGTTGCATCGTATGACCTTATTTATAGGTCGGAGACGACGCAGAACGGAAATTTATCAGAAGTTGAGGACCTTTGACGACAGGTAACGCACCAGGTCGAGGCGCGTCTCTTCGCGCATCTGCATCGTCGGAGTGACGTCCGACGGGTTCACCACGAGCGAGCGGAAGGTCCCCTCGTCGATGTCGAAGCTGTCGACAAACTCCCTCCACGGGCACGTCTCGAAGACGAGCGGGAGGCAGCCGACCTTCAGTGCTTCCTGGTAACGGAAGGGTGAGAATATGCCAGGCTCGTACGCCGGCGCCACGAACGTGAAGCGAGACCTCGAAAGCAGCTTCACGTACTCGCCGCGTGGGACGGACGTGTCGACGTCGTTGATCTTGTCCTTGATGAGGAACCTCGACCGGAACTCGGGAGACACGGCCGAGATCACTCTCTGGGCGTACTCGTGCGAGGCCTTTCGGTCCTTGGTCATGTAAGAATAACCGAAGACGACGTCGTAGTCAACCGTTTCTTCATCGAACGGTGAACTCTCGGGCAGTACCATGCCGTCCACGAAGAACGGATGCTTCTCGATGCCCAGGCGCTCTATGCCGTAGCCGTGATAAACGTGGGTGTCGACGGGCCGTATGTCGTCTCCCAGCTGTGCCACAGAATTTTCTCCAGGATCGTAGCACATCTCGAGGAACCTGGCTCCAGATAGGTTTGCGACCTTAACTGCAGCGTAGGCCACGAAGTAGTGCTTGGCGACGCTGACGAAGGTGATGAATTTGTTAGTGTCGAGGTTCTTCTCGAGGCCGTTCTTCTTACGCTTGAGTGCTCCTCCGTCAGAGAGGGGTGCGCCAAACAGGTAGACGTCGTCAAAGTCTCCGAAATAGACCGCAGGGTCGAACGCTTCATAGAAGTCTCTCCAGGTCTTGAACTGGTTGGTGGTGCACTTGTCGAACCACTCCTGGACAGAGACCGACTCGTGAACGGTGATCCTCGCGGTCTTCTCCACGAAGTCCTTGATCTTGTCTGTCTTGTACGCGTGGAAGAGCACGACGCGGTCGTACTCCCTCAGGAAGTGCATTGACTCGTACAGGGAGGTGAAGTCAGAGCTGAAGGCTCTAGTCGTGAAGATAGCGGCTGTTCGCAATGTCAAACTTCTTGGCTGTCTGGAGGGCGATGTTCACTGCCTGGTGCATGTCGAGGTAGGCGTAGAGACCGGTCCGGCCGATGAACGTCACCTTCTCGTTTGGAATGGCTCTGTACTTCTCGTAGACCTCACGGTTCTTGCCGTCTCGGTCCTTCACCGGGTAGTACCGCTCCATGTCGTTGTCGCGGTAGTCGCAAGGTATTTCGGCGGTGAACAGACTGTAGTTCTCGGCTTCAGCCTTAGGAGAGTTCGGGAGCTTGTCCCAGCAGGTGATGCGGGTGTACGGGCCGTCGTCGGTGTAGTTGACTGTCGCGACGTCTTCTGGCCAGTTGAGCAGGCCGGGAAAGTAGCCTGACTTGTGCATCGCGAGCGTCGCCAAGATTTTGAACTTGATGGACCGGTACGGGAGCTCGCCGTGCTCGAAGTCGTAGTACTCATCGATCGGCATCGAGTTGAAAACGTGAAAGTATTCCGCTTCCATACTCTTGTCAAACGCCGTGTTGATCCTGACATAAATGCTGGGATGGTCCAGCATCTCTTGTACCAAGCGAGTGTATCCTATAGACGGGAGGCCCTGGAACTCGTCGTTCGGGAAGTAGAACTCGTTGTCGTCGTCACGGATCGGCACGCGGGAGGCGATGGACGGGTCGAGCTCATCGAGGCTGACTCCCCACATCTTCTTGGTGTACGGGCGAAAGAAGACGTCGAGGACGTTCTCTTCGCCGACTGCTTCCTTAGTGGCCCGGTTGACCGGGAGGGTCAGGAACTGGCCGCGCCAGTAAGCCTTCACCTTGTGCTTGTACGGGATCCAGTGGGTGAACTTCGCGAGGTACTCCCACACCGCCCGGTTGTTCGTATGGAACAGGTGAGGTCCGTACTTGTGTACGCGCGGCCCTACGCTGTGTTCGTAGTCGTAGGCGTTGCCCGCGACGTGCGACCTCTTGTCGATGACGTGCACGTCCCAGCCGAGCTCGGCCAGCTCACGGGCGATGGTGGCGCCCGAGAAGCCGGCACCGACTACGAGTATGCGTCTGTTCTTATCGGGGTGCATCGAGCGCCGCCGTGAGTTCAGAGCGAGTCACTGCCTTGTCGAGCGGGTGTACCGAATAGATCGCCTCTCGCTGCCACTGCGCCAGCTTGGTCAACTGCGAGTCAGTGAGGCTCTCGATCGTGGACGCGCTCTGAATGAGTGCGGCGTCCTTGTAGTAGACCATCAGCTCTCGCTTGTCGCCTACGAGGATCGAGCCGGCGTCGGCCACCTGGAGCGGTCGCGCCCTCCACCATCCGGAGCCGGAGTGGAAGTAGCCGGGCATCAGTACGCCCCACTGGGCGTTGAACTTCTTGCACATCTGGTCCTCGGTGAGGCGCTCGCACTTTTCTTCATTGCGCTTCGAGCCGTAGTAAGTGATCGGCCAGGACTTGACTCCCTGGGACTCGACCCACTTGCGGGTCTTCTTCTGCACGAGCGAGGCGAAGTTCCACTCCCGCTTCTTGCCGGCGTCTTCCTCGTCAACTCCGAAAAAGTCGTCAAAAGTCGCGACCTTCTCGACGCCGTAGTTGTTCTCAGGCGTGCGGTTGAAGTGATACGGGTTCGGGTTGAAGGTGAACACCTCACCCTTCCAGTTCAGCTTGAGCAGTGAGAGGTCTCCGCCCGCGAAGGCCGAGATCAGGAGCCGGTTCTTACGCTCGAGGATGAGCTCGCACGCTTCCTTGTACTGGGCAGCGTACTTCGCGACCTCTTCCTTTGACTCCTTGCCCTGCCAGAGGTCGAAGTAGTAATCCTTGAACGCCTTGTCCAGGTCTCCCGCGACGAAGTAGTCGTGGTAAGACTTGATGCTGTACATGATCTGGTCGGTCTGCCAGTCGTCGAACGCGAAGATCGCGTCCTGGCGGGCGTAGACTGCCCAGAGTCCTGACCAGAGGAACTGACAGAACGCCTTGGGAGAGTGGATGTAGGTGATGACCTCGTCGTACTGTGACAGGTCTTCCCCGATCACGACGGGTCGCTGGTCTACCTCGAAGCCCATGTCCTCGAGCGCGTGCGCCAGGGCGTAGTGGCTCGGGACCACCTTCAGCTCCTGCTTGCGCCAGAAATCGCGGACGCATTGATTTTTGTTCAGTCCGTTGATGAGGATTTTCTTCATGCTATAGTGACTTTCACTCCGGCTTCGTTGAACATGGCTTGGGAGCTCTCCCATTCTTCTCGCCACTTGTCGGACCTATTTATGTCTCTCTCACGGACGACCACGCGCTTTAT